AAAGTAATAGCAATGATGATTGATAATGTTAAAGGATTTTACCAAACTTTTGAACCAGTGTTTAGTTTTGCTGGAAAGTTGATATCCATCTTTGCTGAAATTGCTGTAAGAGCATTTGGCGCTGTCAATATGGTCATTGGTGATTTTGGTATGGCCATTGGTAAGTTGACAGACTTCTTTAAGATTACCAATAATTTAACTGGTGCCATGGAAAATCTAAGGAAGAATGGTACTGAACAATTAACTGGTGGATTAGAAGCATTCAAGAAACAATTAGATGAAGGCAAGTTGGCCATCTTTGGTAATGCTCAACAAATTACTTCAGCCAGAGATACTGTTGATGAATATGCCAAGAGCATTAGAGGTGCCGTTGAAGAGTCAAGAAAGAAACGCGAAGAAGATGCCAAAGTAGTAAAAACTTTACCAGGAACAACAGCAATTGGAACACCAACAGATACCAGCGCCAGCAAAGAAGCACAAAAACAAATTGATCTACTGCGTGAAAAATTAAAACAACAAAGAGATTCTCTAGTACTTGGTGAAGCAGTTGCCAACCAAAGTGAAATTGCAAGAAGTATTGCCGAAGCCACATTGAAGCTTGAAGGTGAAAGAGATACTGCATTAATATCAGCCCGTGCAACCAAAGACATTGTAGATAGAAACTTTATTACTGCCAAGACAACAGACTTATACAGAGAACAAATTGATGCCATTAGAGCATTGACTCTTGCAAAATATGAAAGCGAACAAGGTGCCAAACTTGATGTGCTTTATAAAGAACAAAAGAAAGCCAGTGAAGAATTTGTTCAAAGTCTACATGACCAGTTCTCTATCACAATTGCTGGCAGTGAAACAGAGAAGCGTTTGTTAGAAAACAAAATTAAACTTAGACAAGAAGAACAAGGTCAAATTCAAAAGATCATAGACAAGTATGGTGAAGAAAAACTTCTAGCAGAAGATATCATTGCTGTGCGAGATAGAGAACTTGCAAGAGTGCGAAAGATTTACGAAGAGAAGAAAAAAGTTACAGATGATTCAATCAAAAGTGATCAAGATCAAAGAGAATCATTTAGCACTGGTTGGAAAGAAGCATTTAACAAATTCAAGAGTGATGCTGAGAATTCAGCCTTGGCCGCCAAAGCAGTATTCAGTAGTGTTACAAAAGGCCTAGAAGATCTAATTGTAAACTTTGTCACCACAGGCAAGTTGAACTTCAAAGACTTTGCCAACAGTATCATTGCTGACTTTGTGCGTATTCAAGCAAGAAAGATCATTGCCAGTGCATTGGGTGGATCAGGAACCCAAGACTTCTTCTCAATGTTGACAGGTAAGGCATCAGGTGGACCAGTTATTGGAAACACTCCTTACTTGGTTGGTGAGAATGGACCAGAATTATTTGTTCCAAGAACATCAGGCAATATTGTTCCCAATGGTGCCATGGGTGGTAGCACTCAGGTCACATACAATATTTCGGCTGTTGATGCCACCAGCTTCCGCCAGATGTTGGCCAGAGAGCCAGAGTTTTTATATGCTGTGACTGAAAAAGGTCGCAGTTCAATACCAGCAGGTAGGAGATAAGATATGAGTTTTCAATGGATATTTGACAACGCTGAAAGTATCAGCATAAACAAAAGACCCCTAGTGAGTCAAACAATTGCTCGTGACCAAAGAGTCCGTAGTATCAGTCGTGGTGGTGCTGTGTGGCGCTTTACTGTCAAGATGCCAACAGGTATGCGTTACAGTCCCAACAGAGGTTACATTGACAATATTGATAGATTAAATCTTATTACCAGTGATACTGTGACACTTACAGCTGACAATTTTGATTGGATGACAGGTTATAGAGGTTCAGCCACTGTAACCAATACAATGACTGTAAAGTATACAACCGCACAGGCCGCCAGCGATACTGCACTGTTTGAATTAGGAAATATGCCAGGTGCAGTTGGATCTACCCTGTTCAAACCTGGTGATTTGATTCAACCCACAGGTAGCCGATATGTTTATTCTGTATCCAACTTTGTTTACAAAGGAAGTAGTTCAACACAATTATTTCGTGTTCATCGTACTATCCTTGAAACTCCTAGTAATACCGCAGTGACTTTTAAAGTTGGCAATGAAATAACATGGACATTAATTTGCACCAAATGTCCAACCTGGACCATTGTTGAAAGAGACATTGTTGGTTGGAACGGTGAATTTGAATTCTATGAGGTGTTATAATGAGTTCAAGTTTAGATCTATCTAGCTACGCCCGGGTCCAACAGGCTATTTTTATTAGCATGGACATACCCAATTATGGTATGCTTAGATTGAGTAATCATTCTGTGCCATTTAATATTGTTGAAGAGGATTCACAAACTTACACATATACTCCACAAGGTATTTTACTAAGTGTCAGTGAGTTCAACAATGAATTACAACCAAGTAAGAATGATATTACAATTAGTCTTGCGGCAATTGATCAGGACTTTGTTGCTGGCATGATGAATTATGCCCTTAAAGGAACTCCAGTAACAATTCGTCGTGTGTTCTTCAACGCTGATACAGGTGTTGCCCTAAGCATAGCTGGCAATCCAAGTATTCGTTTCAAAGGCGTTGTTGCCAATTACAGTTTCAATGATGAATACAATCAGTTTAGCCAAACAACAACAACCACAGTCAGTGTAAGTTGTTCAAGCATTATAAATGTATTAAGCACAAAAAATAATAGTCAAAGAACAAATACCAGTGAAAGAAAGTATCTATGGCCAGGTAGCACAGTCAAGTTTACCACAGATGGCAGCGGCACTGGATTTCAATTTAGAGTTCTTACAACCACTTCAACTGGTGCTATTGCCACAATTGGCAATATTGTTGGTGGCACAGGTTACGCCAACGGATCATTCACTGCTGTTGCATTGACAACAGTCTCTGGCACTGGTTCAGGTGCCACTGCAAATATCACAGTGGCTGGTGGAATAGTAACAGTGATCACCATCAATGCTGTAGGTAGTGCTTATCGTGGTGATGATCGTGGATTTGATCGTGTGGCAACAATTACCAATACCAACTTTGACTTTGGTAAACCATACGCAGGTGCATGATGATTAGACCAGCCCGCGTTACAGATCTTGCACAACTAATGCATCTGTTACAGGCCTTTGCTCAAGCCAGCCTATTGGATTGTACAGAGTGGACCAAGATAGATTATGATTCTGCTAATCGTAGACTTGCTGACATGATACAACGAGAATATCTCATGGTCATGGAGGTTGGTGGTCATGTTGGTGGTATGATAGGTGCCATACGCGAACAAGATCCTTGGATCAGTCATCGTAGTAGACTTAGAGAATTATTTTGGTGGGTTGATCCATCCTATCGTGGTACAAGGGCCAGCGCAGAACTATTTGTTCGTTGGCAACAAGACAGTGAACGATTTATACGAGATAAATTAGTAGATCAGGTAAGTTTATCTACGCAACCAGGTTCAAGTAATATTGATTTGAGTCGGCGTGGATGGCGATGCATAGAAACGCATTGGATAAAGGAATAAAGACATGGCAGGATTTTTATCAGCCGCAATGGCCGCAGCAGGAAGTTCAAGCATAGGTGGTGCTATTGTTCGTATATTGATTGCCTACGGCGTCAGTAGATTGATCAATAGAAATCAACCAGACCCCAGTGCCAGTGCACCAGTTGATGCAGGTGTTAGACTTCAAGTAACTCCAGATACGACAAATCCAATACCATTATTATTTGGTAGTGCATATTTTGGTGGTCGTGTAACTGATGCACAACTGGTAGATCAAAACAAAACTATGTGGTATTGCTTGACGCTGAGTGAAGTTCCAAACATCACAACCAGACTCAGTGATAGTGCCACAATCAAAACAAACATTGACAGCGTTTATTTGGATAATCAACTGGTTACATTTAAGAGTGATGGTATCACTGTTGACTATGTGACCAACCAGGATGAAGGTACTGTTAATACCAGTCCTAGAGATCTCATTCAAATATACCTGTATGAGAAGGGCAGTTTTGCGCCAACACTACCAAGTAACTTTTTAAGTGGTGGTTCACCTATAAGCCCAGCAGTATTGCCAGCAGATGCTAGAACCTTGTTTCCAGATTGGACCAATGATCATCGCATGGTCAATGTTACATTTGCCCTGGTAAAGATCACTTATAATCGTGACAAAGGCATTACTGCATTGCCAAATCTACAATTCCAAGTAAGCAATAACCTATTCAAGCCAGGTGATGCATTATACAGTTACATGACAAATACCATCAGTGGTGCTGGTATCAGTAGCAGTAATATTGATACTGCTACCTTGGTAGCATTGAACAGTTATTCTACTGCCACTGTGAACTATTATGATGAAAGCGATAACACAGTAAAAACCCTGGCCAATCGTTATCAAATCAATGGTCTAGTCAACACAAAAGACAATGTACTAGCCAACCTACAACGACTTGCAGATAATTCTGGTGCATTCTTAAATTACGACATTACCACAGGCACTTGGGGAGTTGTAATCAACAGAGACTCGGCTTCAGTATTGAGTTTCAATGATAGTAATATAATTTCTGGTATTGATTTAACTGGCACAACATTAGACAGTTTATATAATAGTGTGCGAGTTGAATTCCCGCATAGACAAGTGCGCGATCAGCATGATGTTATCACACTTGATTTACCTACTGATTATCGTAATGCAAATGAACCAGATAATGAATTGCAAATTACATTGGATCTAATCAATGAACCATTGCAGGCCAGAGAACTTGGTTATCTAGCCCTGTATCAAAACCGTATGGATCAGGTGGTTACATTTGCAACTGATTATAGTAAAATCAACACTGAAGCAGGTGATGTTATCAGTATTACCAGTAGCGTGTATGGATGGACAGATAAACCATATCGTGTTATTCGTGTAAAAGAGATTGAAGGTGAAGATGGTGGCATTGCAGTTGAAATTACAGCACAAGAATATGATGCAACCATGTATACTGCTGGTGGACAACTAAGAAGACCACGAGTTCCAACCAAACCAATTGCTATTCCAGATATCACCATCATTGGAACACCAGCGGCACCGACAGTGACACAGTTCAATAATATTGCTGTGCCATATTTTAGATTGACTGGTGTGGTACCCAGTGGTATTGTGGATCGTTTTGAATTTTGGTATAGTAGCACAGCAGGTTATGCTGATTCTACATTTGTATTACTTGGCACAGTGAGCAACAGCAATGGTAGTCCTTATGTGCAAGGCGTCAGTGTAATTTTTACAGCAGAAGCATTGCCAGCCGGCACTTATAAATTTAAAGTTCGTGCTGGTAATGAAAGTGCATTTGGTTCTTACAGCACATTGAGTGCTGAGAATGTATGGCTACCTGTGCAAGTTACAGATCAAGTTAGCAACACAACTAAGATAAGTCCTGGCACAGATTTGGCAAGTCTATTGCCCATACTTGGTGCTGGTGCCTTGGCCTATTTTGCCTACAAGGCATTGTATCCACAAGCATTATCTGCTTTGAGCACAACTCAACTTGGAAAACTGTTGGGCTTACCAACAGATGCAGAAGTTATCGCACAAAAAGCAAAACTTGATGCACAAACAAATCCATTCCAAGAATTTGTTGTTGGTGCCAATAATATTTTATCAACTGTGACTCCAACAGTGACATTTGTTGGTGGTACTGGTGTGGATATTAGTGCTGACAGTATCAGCGGAACTATTACTATTGCCGCCAATGGTGAGACCACAGCAGGTGTTAGTAAAATTATTGCTGGTGAAGGAGTAGCAATTGCTCCTACTACCGGCATAGGTGATGTTACAATTAGTGTAACTGGAGGCGGAGGCGGAACTGGTCCAGTTGATAGCGGTGGTGCCAATTCAGGTAATTCATATGTGTTAAATGGTTCAGTATTTCCCAACAAATATGAAATTGATGGTGTTAATCCACCAAACGATAAGCCTGCAAT